GGGGCGTCGTCGGGGCGGTTGCCGGCTTCTTTCTGGGTGGTGGACCGACCGGTGCGCTGTACGGGGCGCAGGCCGGGATGATGCTGGGCGGCCTGCTCCATCCGCCCAAGGGGCCGACCGTCGACGGGCCGCGGCTGAATGACCTGTCGGTGCAGACCAGCACCTACGGCGCGGTCATTCCGCGCGTCTATGGGGCGATCACGGTCGATGGGAACGTCTTCTGGCTGGAAAACAATTCGATCAAGGAGACCATCACCAAGAAGAAGAGCGGCGGCAAGGGCGGTGGGGCGAAGACGACGACGCGGACGTACACCTATAGTGCGACCTTCGCCGTCGGCCTGTGCAAAGGGCCGGTCGTCGGTCTGCGCCGGTTATGGGTTGGGGCTGATCTGATTTACGACGCCGGATCGTCGGATCCGGATACCATCATGGCCAGCAATCAGGCTGCGAGCGGGTTCAAGTTCTACACCGGATCGGACACGCAGCAGCCGGACGCCCGCATGCAGGCGACCTTGGGTGTCGCGAACACGCCCGCATGGCGCGGCCTCTGTTACCTCGTCCTGTACGACTTGCCGCTGGCGAAGTACGGCAATTCGCTGCTCGGCGCGCAGGTTCGGGCCGAGGTCCTGCAACTCGGCGCAAGCTACAGCTACGTGGCGACACGACACGACATGCCGGTGCAGCAGCAGTGGCAGCTGACCGCATGGAGCGGCTCGGTGTTTGTGCGCGTGGCGTTCTTCTCGACGTCGGTCTGGGTGTCATCAGACGCCATCACGTGGACGGAATACACGAACCGGTTCCCGGCGTCGCAAAGCTGGTACGGCTTGTCCTGGGGGAATGGCTGCTTTGTGCTCTCATCCTCGTCGACGTCCAATGGCGTTTGGAGATCGACGGACGGAATCACGTGGACGACCGCATCGCTTCCGGCAGGCAGCACGCCGTTGGAGTCTGCTTTCGGCAACGGCATCTTTGTGGTCGCCACCGACTCTGGCCACGTCTATCGCTCACTGGATGGTACGAACTGGACGAAGCACAATCTGCCGTACAACAACCCATACGCGCACATCCTTCACAACGGTTCGGTGTTCATGATCTGGCAGATGTTCGCCAACAAGGTGATGACCAGTTCCGACGGCATCAACTGGACTGGCGGCACGCCGGCCGGGCTGGCCTTCAACCAGCATGGATGGGGTGTGGTGAAGGGTGGGCAGTTCCTCGTGTTCTCTTCCGGCGCCGCCCCGTCGAAGTGGTCGTCGGACGGGTTGAACTGGGTCGATACGACGTCCGTGCCGTACAACCAGGGCTTCTGCGCTGACGACAGGAACTGGATTTGCTTTGGCAACAGTGGCTTCGCCGTGTCGTCGGACGGAACCAGCTGGACCGATTATCCGAACAGCCTGATCAGTTCAGGCCCCTACAAAGCGGCCGCGTGGAATGGCGGCGTGATTTCCGTGTGCAACACCTTGTCGGCGCTCGCCTATACCATTCAGCCGACGTTCGTTTCGGCACTGCCGACTACGGTCGGCACGATCGTCTCGGCGGAGTGCTTACAGTCGGGTCTCCTGTCGGCCGGCGACATCGATGTCAGCGCGCTGACCAGCGGCGTCTACGGGTATCGGGTCGCCAGTGTCGGCGCCATTCGGGCGGCGCTTGAACCGCTGCAGGCGTCTTGGCCGTTTGACGTCGTGCAACGGGGATACGTGATCCGCTTCGTGGCCCGGGGCGGGTCGTCGGTGGTCACCATCCCGCAGGCCGACCTCGATGCGCGCCGTGCGGGTGCCAGTGCGGGGATTCAGATCACGACCGCGCGCGAGATGGACTCGCAGATTCCGCGCAAGGTCACGGTGCAGTACCTCGACCTCGACCGGGAATACAACGTCGGATTGCAGTACGCCGAGCGACTGAACACGGCGGCGATCAACGCCCTCGTGCTCGACTTGCCGATCGTCATGACCGCGACGGACGCGGCGGGCAAGGCGGAAGTGCTGCTCTATCTTTACTGGCTGGAGCGCTACGACGTGGCGGTGGTTCTGCCGCCGACGTACAACCAGCTGGAGCCGGGTGACGTGGTGACGCTGGTCACGCCAGAAGGCCAAGTGTCGCTGCGCCTCACGGCGGTCGATTACACCAGCGACGGGCGCGTCGAGTGCCGGGCGAAGTACGCCAATGCGGCGGTGTACACACCAACGGCGGTCGGGGCGTCACCTGCGGTGACCGGCCCGACGACGGTGAATCCCATCGGAGCATCGACCTATGTCCTGCTCGACGTGCCGTTGATTCACAGCGCGCAATCGGATCCCTCGTTCCTGGCGGCGATGACCAGTGCCTCCGCGGGATGGAGGGGCGGTGCGCTGATGCAATCGACCGACGCGGGCAGCACCTGGGCGGACATTCACGACTTCGGTGCGCCGGGGTCGGCCATCGGCACGTGCGCCAACAGCATCGGCGCCAGCGACCCCCGGGTCATCGACAACGCCAGCGTGCTGAACGTCACCTTGACGCAAGGGGCGCTGTACAGCATCACGCAGCTGGCGATGCTGAACGGGGCGAACGTCTTCGCCTATGGGGCAGACGGGCGATGGGAAATCATCTCGGCGCAGACCTGCACGCTGGTGAGCGGCAACAGCTACACGCTGAAGGACCTGCTGCGCGGACGGTTCGGGAGCGAGTGGGCGATGAGCCTGCACGCGGCGGGGGATTCGCTGGTCCTGCTCGACACCACCGACGTGGCGGCGATCGCGATGAGTTCGGGATCCATCGGCCTGTCGTACCTCTACCGCGGCGTGACCGTCGATCGCGACCTCAGCACCGACAGCAATCGGGCGTTCGCCTATCGCGGCGTCAATCTGAAGCCGCTGTCGCCGATCGCGCTGACCGGAAACCGGGATGACGGCAACGATTGGGCGCTGTCCTGGATTCGCCGCACGCGGGATGGCGGGGAGTGGCGGGACTTCGTCGATGCGTCGCTTGGCGAGGCGACGGAGGCTTACGCCCTCGACGTCTACGCCGATGGCAGCTATGCGACGGTGAAGCGGACGATCACGGCGAGCACGCCCTCCTGCGTCTACGCCAGTACCGATCAGATCAGTGACTTCGGCGCCAACCAGGCGACGCTGTATCTCAAGCTCTACCAGATCTCGGCCTCCGTCGGCCGGGGTTATCCGCTCACGACTTCCATCACGAGGTAGACCATGGCCAGCAGCACCACGAATCTGGATCTCATCGCGCAATCGCAGTCGTCCAAGGAAGTGACGGCCAATGCGCTGTTCGACGCTGGCAGCCCGGCGACCTTGTTCGGTCGGCGTGCCAGCCTGTGCTCGGGGCTGAACTGGTTCTACTACGGCGGCGTGATGATGGTCGATGGCGTGCTGACCACGATCAGCAACAACGCGGCGGCACTGGCGCTGAGTGCGTCCACCACGAATTACATCGAGACCACCCGTGCGGGCGTGGTGTCGAAGAACACCGTGGGATTCACCGGCGGGTCGATCCCGCTGTACACGGTCGTCACCGGGGCTTCGACGGTGACGAGCTACACGGACAACCGGGCGTGGGTGGCGCCGGCCTATCTGCCGGGTAATGGCAGCGTCGCGGTGACGGCGGCCGACGTGGATCTGACCGCACCGGCCAATGCCGACAAGGCACGCTGTTCGTACCTGACATCGACTGGCGCACTGACTGCCAATCGGAACGTCATCGTGCCGAACAGTTGGCAGGCGGTCGTGTTCTGCAACAACAGCGGGGCGTTCACCACGACGTTCAAGACGGCGGCGGGAAGCGGTGTCGTGGTCGCGCAGGGCAAACGGGCCATGCTGCTGGCCGACGGTACGAACGTCGTGCGCGTGACGCCGGATACCTGAGACCGCGGCGCCGCTGCCGCAACCACCATTCATTTCACGACTCGACCGCCGGAGGCAGACGCCTTCGGCGGTCCTTTTGCATTGGAGAATTACCATGCCAGAACCCACGAGCAGTGGCGTCGCCGGGGCCGCCGCGTTCAAGGCGGCTGGCGGCGTGGCGGCAGGCGGGGCGCTGCTCTCGACCGTCGTTGTGATGCTGATGACGCCCCCACGAACCCATCGGGAGTGGGCGGTCGGGGTCATCAGCACCGTGGTCACCGGCATCGGCGGCGGAGCCATTTCGGTCCAGTATTTCGGACTGCAGGAGTGGGTGGAGTCGGTGACCGGCCTCGTGGCGCTGGGTGGCTTGATCTTCGGCTGTGGATTGCCGGGGTGGGCGATTGTGCGATGGGTCTTCAACTTCATCAAGAGTAACCGGGATGCCGGGATCGATGAAGTTGTGAAGGAAGTTAAGGAGTTGCTGTGAGGAGGGTAGGCTTGCAGGTGTTATCGGACGGGCGGCCGGGTGGATGGCCGGCACTGTGCGATCCCGCCGACTTTGCAGGGGCTCCCGGGTCCAAATGCGACATTGACACTATTTAATTAAGGCTCATATACTTTCTTCGATACTGTTGGATTTCCTATCCTTGATCATGACGGAGAACGGCAGAACGCTGCGGTTCGACTTGTAAGGGGTCGAGACCGAATGAACATCGCGAGGGTTGCATGCCGGCCAGCAACGAACAACAAGAGCGGTCTGTGATGCAGGAGAGTGATGACAGCGGGGAGGCGGAAGTACGGGACTCCGAGCCTAGCCTTTTCGCGGGCAAGCTTCCTATCAAGGTCGCGCTAGAGCAGTTGAGATTGCGCCTGCTCGACCTGACGGGTCGAAACCGGCAGATCAACTTCAAACACACCGCGGGCAAGTCGCTCCAGTTCGTCCACACCAGTATCGACGCGACTTTGCGGCGCCTGACGGCCGACGCGTTGAACAGGGTCACTATCACCGCTCTCCCGGAGCCGGACCGTGGCGGCTGGGTGTTGCGGAACGGACGGCTGTCGCGTCCCGAGCCCAGGGACCACGCGATGCGGATCGGTATCCAACCATCGTACGAACTAATGCCCCTCGGGGGACGGGAGGTTGCGGCTGCAGTCGCGGGCTCGCAAGCCCGGACCCTCTTATACGCCGAGGAGCTGGGCAAGCACTGCCGGAAGCTGGAGCGCGAGGCCAAACTTGCCATCGAGGAGACCGGAGCCAACATGCTCTACCTCGTCATGGGCTTCCTCGAGTTTCCCGAGGCCCCTGACAGCGACAAGCTATACCGGGCGCCGTTGCTGTGCGTGCCCGTCATGATGACCAAGACGGATGAGGCGCAGTACACAGCGTTCCACCTCAGCTACACGGGCGAAGAGCTGGCGGACAACCTCTCGCTGCGCGAGAAGGTGAAGCGGGACTTCGAGCTGAACCTGCCGGAGTACGACCTGGAGACAGATCCGTCGATCGAGGCCTACTTCGACGAAATATCCGAGGCTGTTGGGGCGATGCCCAACTGGCGCGTGCGCCGGATGATGACGCTGACGCTGCTGTCGTTCAGCAACATGCTGCTCGTCCGGGATCTCGACCCCGAGAACTGGCCACGCGCTGGTACGGACTCGGCTCTGCTGGCGCATCCGCTGGTTAAGCAGGTCTTTGAGGGGCGGCCGTACGTGGGTGGTGCGCAGTACGCCAACGAATACCGCATCGACGACCACCCCAAGTGTGATCTGCCACTGATCTATGACGCCGACAGTTCCCAGCACAGTGCGCTGATCGATGTGTTGGACGGCAGCAACCGCGTCATCGAGGGCCCGCCGGGGACGGGTAAGTCGCAGACCATCACCAACCTGATCGCGGCAGCGCTGCAAGCCGGCAAGAAGGTGCTATTCGTGGCGGAGAAGCTGGCTGCACTGGAGGTGGTGAAGTCGCGCCTGACGCAGGCAGGGCTGGACCCCTTCGTGCTGGAACTCCACAGCAACAAGACGAACAAGAAGCGGGTGCTGGAGGACCTGGCCAAGCGCATCAACATGCGCACACCGAACCCAGGCGATCTGCCCGAACTTCTGGAACGGCAAGAGCAGAAGCGCAAGGAACTCAAGGCCTACGCGGACCTGATGAATACCAAGATTGGCAATAACCTCGAGTTGACGCTGCACCAAGTGATGTGGCGTGCCGAGAGGGGTCGCATGCGTTGCGGTGAGTGTGCTCCAGTGGTGCAGCACTTGGGGTTCTCGGCGGCGCCGAGAACATCTATGAGCCAGTTTGCTTTGATTCG